TGATAAGATTTTCAATTGGATCAAGAATTGCCGTAATTGCATGCATGACCTGCTGAAGTACCAGGTTGACGAACCCGCCTCCACCATGTCCGCCTGACACAAACTCACCTAAGAACTCTTTAAGAGTATAGGTATGGTTGAACATGCCGTTGTCGGAACCAATAGCTAGCCCGCCAATTTGAACGCCGTTACTACCGCCGGACTCAATGTTTACGCCATCAATGGTGCCGGCCATGTGTCCATTTGTGCCTCCGCCTTGACCAGAAAGCACACCAATGGTTACGCGACCACTTAAGCCTGGTACATAGCCATAGCTTTCAAAGTTAGATTCAGTATTGAAAATCCGTCCGCCACGTAGGTCTCCGCCATTGAGGAACTGAGTAATACCCGACCAAATACCAGAACAGTCCCAGCTAGGATTGCCAGTACCACCGTACTGGTACGGCTTACCATGCTCAGGCTTCAGCTCACGGAAGAGTTCGGCAATTCGCTTATCAAGGTCAATGGTGCCACCCTTCTTATAGGCTGCACCCTGCCCCAGCATTCGCCGGACAGCCCCCACTCCGCCTTCTCGTGCGGTCTTATTCATCGCCTCAACAGCCGCTGGCCCGCCGACCGCCTGTGTCCACTCTGGGCGCATAATTGCCTCGCCACCAGAAAGGTACAGCCAACCTAAATAAGGATTGTAATATTTGTGAACGTCTGTACCAGGGGTATAACCAGGAAGCACACCGCCTGAAGCGTACTTGGAAGCATAACTGAACTTCTCAAGCTTTTTATCATCCATGCCAAGGAACCCAGCAACTTTGTTCCAAAGCGCCACGATACCGTCGTTGTAAACGGTATTGACCAAGAACTCTACCGGGTCCGAGAAAATCTTCTTGAGGCCATTCCAAACACCCTTAATCATATCAACCGCTTTACGGAAGATCCCTTCAAGACCTTCTATAGGTTTGGTGATAAGGTTGTCGATCACCCATGAGATAAACTCGCCAACACCTTTCATGACAGCTTTCCAGATGTCAATTAGTGGAATGATGACGTTGTTGACAAGCCAACCAAACACGCCGCCTAGAATCTTACAGGCACCAGCAATAAGCTCAAGCGCAGGGGCAATAATTGTCTTGACTGCAAATTCAATCACGGAACTGATAATTGGCCAAGCAGCCTGAATTATTCCCATAAAGATCTTAATAGCGGGAACAACCAGGTCAACGCAGGCTTTACCAATTGCCACAATGGTATCAATTAGTGGTGGGATAAGCGGCTTCAACCAGTTGATAGCATCAACCAGCATCCGTCCAAGAAGATCAATTACTTCCTTGATTGGATCAACAAGTGGGATACATGCAGCAAGTAACCGACCAAAGCCATCCGAAATCATCGGAATTACCGGAGCTAAAGCATCCAGAACCTTTAAGATTGCGTCGCCTAAGACTTGCGCAAGCGGTTCGAGTGCTTGAACTAGCTGAGCGATAACACTATCATGCCCGGTAAATAGTGGTGCGATAACCTCAAGAGCTTTCGCTGCAATCTGCCCTAATAGATCCATGACTGTTTGAACCACAGGCATAAGCTGCGAAATTAAATTAATAGAGGAGGTAATAATCGGCTCAAGGGCAATAAAGATTGCTGACAAACCTTGTCCCACTGATTCAAGAACTGGCTTTAATGCTTCCATTGCGGGGCCAAGCGCGTTCATAATTGGTGTAAGCGCTTGACCTAAGCCCTGCACGGCAATGGAAAGACCTGAAACAATACCTTCAATGAGAGGGGCAAGCGCTGCACCAAGCCCTTGTAGTGCTGGGCCTAGGGCTGCGAATGCATCCCCCAACATCTGACCAATCCGGGGAGCAATATCCATAAGCGGCTGCAAACCGGATGCCAAAGCATCTAGAGCAACCTTGATGCCAGGGATAGCTGCTGCTGCTACTTGAGCTAAGGCAGACCCGATAGACGTTGCGATAGTCAGGATTGGCTCAATGAGAGTGGCTAGCTCACGGGCTGCATTGCTTGCTTGCTGAAAGAATCCAACTAAGGCCTGGAACCCAGGGGTACCTTCTGCGGTAATATCTTTAAGCTTCTGAGCACCTTCAGCGAGGCCAGCAAGCATGCCCCCTCCACCCTCGCTGGAGGCTTTAAGAATATTGCCGATCACTCCGAATATCCCACCGAAGATATCTTTCAGCAGGGAAGCATTTTTCTGCGCACTCTGGATGATCGAGTCAAACTTTGACATGCCGGTGGAAGGATCAATTTGTTTGAGTCCTTCAGCCCAGTCACGGAACCGCTGGGAAAGGTCGGCAAAATAAGTACCAATACCACCAAGGTATTTCGCGGATTGTTCGCCGAGAGAGCCAAGAGCTGCAATAACGTTGGCCAAGACAGGCTGCATGTTATTCGCCATTTCGGTTGCACCTTGCATGATCGTCTGCAATCCGGTCCTCGCTTGGTCGGTTTGCAGCTCAGCAAAGGCACCTTTAAATGCACCGTTCCAAGCCGTTGCAATGCCCTTGAGACCTTCACCAAACGTTGGAAGAAGATTTTGTAGGGTCTTCCCCATCTCGGGGCCTAAGTCTTGTAGGAGGTTTTCCTGTGTAGCCTTCTTGATGTCGTCCCACATGGGTTTAAATTCCCGAAGAGACCGGGCCACACCTTGGACGGAAGGAGAAAGCTTCTCAATTGCTTTCTCAAACTCTTCAGGGCTTTCAGCCGAGAAGGCCGCCTTCACGCCTTCTTTCACGCCATCTAAGCCAATCTTGAGCGCAGCAAAGCTAATGCCAGCGGCCATAAGTAACCCTGGGGCAATGAGAGCCGCGCCACCAGCGACAGAAATCAGGGCGTTTGCTAGGGACATCACCATACCAATTGCAGCTTGCCCTGCCATGGCGCCTAGGCCAGCGCCTACCGCCATAAGAGCAGGCATAATGGCTTGGAACAAAATACCGCCAATCTTAGCGAACATCCCCACAGCCATTCGTGCAAAACCTGCAACATACTGCCCTAACCGAGCAAATCCCCGCTTTAAAATACCAAATACAGCTTTTGATTTGGCAGCCCAGCGTCCAAAAGCCCCAATTAGTGGTGCCGTAAAACGCTTAGCCGTAGCAATTAGAGAACTGAACAGCCCTCGGATTTTTCCGAAAACAGCTCGGAAAGGACGGAGGATAAAGCTACCTATCCGTCCAAAGAACGCAAAGAAGCGGGCTAGCTTAGCCCGAGCGGATCGAACAAACGTCGTTACGTGTTGTCCGAGAGCCGTAAACATACGTCCCAGTGCCGGAAGGTGCCTGAATGCTTCTAAGGATAGGAGAGCAAAAACTCCTGCAATTTTCGATGCCATCGGAGCAAGGGCACGAGGTAGACCTTGAATAAGGGGATTGGCAACCAATGAAGCAAACCAGTTGGAAAGACGACTTAACCCCTTGTATGCATCAAAAAATGCAGCTTCTAAAACTTGCCCAAGCAACGGGCCTATATTTGAGAGACCACTTTTTACAAAACCTAAAACAGTTTTCCCTACTCCAGATAGCTTATTGAGTGCAACACGGGCTTTAAAGACCGCTGTGTGAAAGCTGGTTACTATTGCGTTGCCAAGGCTTACAAAGGCGTCCAGCATAAATTTCGCTTCACGCTTAGAGACGTGAACCAGATTTGCCCCAAACTGCTTTGTTGCAAGGCTTAGCTTATTAAATGCATGGTAGATCGTATTAAGCTGAGGGAAAGTAGTCCGCCGGAGTGTGTGGAAAGCCGCTTTTGCAGCACCGGAAAACTTCTGGAATTTCGCTTTGAGCTTGTCTAGATCTTTCCCAGCTGATGCAGCCCCTCGTTTAAGGCCTTGCCAAAATTCCTCTAGGGTCTCAGTCTTCTCTATAAACTTGCCGAACTTCTCAAACGGCTCTTTCATCTTCCGACCGACCTTGACAATCATATTAACGTAGGGGTCATAGATCTGTCGGATACCCGCCTCCCATTGGGAGGACATGGTGCTTAAAAGCTTGGGGACAAAGTTAAGTGAGTTCCATTCTGTCTCAAACTTTTTAATGTCTGGAACAGGGAGAGGAACCTCTGGGGCCTGAATAATAGGCTGCTTCGGAATAACAACTGGCCTCTGAACCTCTCGCTGTGGCATAACCTCTTCAGGACGGGGAATATGGTCAACATCTGTCTTCACTGTCCATTTGAGATCGACATTATCGTACTCTTGCTTGAGTTGCCGAAGCTCTAGCTCCGCTTGTTTTTTGTGAACAAACACCTCGAAGTCAAGACGATCATTTTCTTCTTTGAGATTGTCTAGCTGCTCATTAACATGCTCTAAAGCGGATTTTTCTAGCTCTACTTTGATTTCTATAGATTCATCGGAAAGTTCTTCGCGGAAGCGTTGGAGATCCCGCTTGAACTCTTGTTGACCCATAAGCAGCACATCGACTTCGATAATTTCCCCATCAAGATCGGCAATTTCTTGTTTGATGAGGTCAAGATCGACGATGAAGTCGTTTTCTTCCAACTTAAGCGGTACGGCAATTTCGCTGACATCTTTGCGGGCTTTTGCGAGTATTGCGCGTAGCTTAGTGTGAAATTCGTCCGCGTTCGGAAAGATCCGAATCGCGCCTTCACCAATTGGGATTGCTGCCATGAGTCAAATAGGAAACTTTCTTATGCTAGATTAATAATAGTTATATTCTATCAGAAACCTAACTCTCGCTCAATAGAACGCTTTTCCTCTTCCTCGAACTGTTCTAGCCGCTCTTCCAGCAATTTCTCAAACATTGGTTGAGGCCTTGGGGTTGGCTCAAAATCCATTCTTGCCTTAGAATCAACCAAAGCAATCACGGTTTTTCTTAACAATGTAAGATTATCATTCACTTGTGCTAAAAGTTCCGCATCAAGAGAGAATCCTTCTGCTGAAATTGAACGCTTCTTTTCATCCTCAGCAGAAGTATTTGTCACAGAAGGCTTGCGAGACTCATATATCCGTCGTAGCTCATCTTCGCTTAAAGCACTAAGTCGCTCAAGAGCTAAGTCTTTATCTTCTGCGATTGTCGCTTTCGTTTTTGAGTGCGGCGGGAGGCTTGCCATATAAGACAGAAAGAATTTATAAGACAACCCAGGACGCAAACTATCACACAAGTCCATGTGATAAATGGTACGGAAATCATAGAGCAACTCATCCCCGTAACGATCAACCAGGGTTTTTACTGTGCGATATCTTTTGGGTCCTCAACCGACAGGCCCCAGCCCTTATAAATTGTATCCAAAACCTTGCTGATCGTTTCAACTCCTTGACCATGCAGACCTCGCTTAAATTTACGGGCTAGCACTGGATCATTACCACAGATGACGTCAATAATCTGGTCAAAACTGGAGTGTTCAGCTAGTTCAAAAATTCGGGTAAGACCAATACCGTCAGGACAGGGAACTTCTAGCGTAGTGGTACCTACTCGCTGGCCATTTATATTCACAACTGGCCAATTATTAATCACGGCTGGTTTGCGCTCAATTTCAAGCGGCTTCGCAGCTGCAACGATATCGTCAAAATTAACGCCTGACATTAACTAACATCCTTTCCTACATAGGTTCCGCTGAAGAACCATTGATTGCCTTTTGATGTGGCATTATTAAATTTGTACAAAACAACTTTCCCGTCCTGCTGCACACGAACCGAAATCCCATAGGTCTGAATCCCTTTTCCGGGTTCATCATAAAGAGCCACAGGAATAAAGGGAGCACCAAAGCGAGGGAGAGCCCAATCTGGCAAAGTCTTTTTAGCAAGCTCTTGTTCTATATTGTTAAAATTGTTTGATGCGCAGTCAACAGCAACAATTTGCCCGATCCGGTTAAATTGAATCTCCCCGATCCAAAAAGTATCTGTATAATGCTGATTAATCAACCTTTTTACTGACCGAACAGAGGTTACCGCATTAGGTACTTCAAGATTGAGATTCTGAGGGACCTCTATTTGCCCCCCTGTGACCCGTTGAACTAGGTTCCCCTCATTCATACTCACGAAATACCCAACGGGGCCTGTCAACTTATGGGTTATCCGAGCATCAATGTGAGGGGTGATGTCCGTTTTATTAAAATAGTTCTGTTTCAAATAGCCAAGATTGACAACATCATTATCTACTGCCGGAGGGATTAGTACTTTAAAACCACCACCGGTTGACCGCCTTGGGATCCAAGCTCCACCGCGGGGTTGATTACCGTTAGGCTCAATGACATCCGCTATTGCCTTTAATTTTTCGCCTGTTTGGGGAAGTGTTTTATATCCCTCAGGTCCTTGCTGCAAGGTTCGTTCGGCGAGAGCATTAATTTCGCTGATAGCAGAAGTTTTAGTAGTTGTAATTTCGTTTTGAGCAGTAGTTTTTTGAGTTCCAATTTCAGTCTTCGCTTGGGCAAGAAGATTTATTGCTGTTTGAATATCTGTATTCTTTGCAGAAACAGTATTTAAAAACGTCTTGACTTGTCGATCGTATTCAGCAAGCTGGGTGTTAAGCTTGTCAAACTCGGGTTTATATTGACTTGCCTGCACAATGATTGGGCGGTTTTGGTTCCAAAACTCAATTGTTTCCGCAAAGGTTCGTGCATACTGATCCAGCTTCACAATCGCTTCGGAGAGTTTATCGCTCTCTGATTTTTGAGAGTTTTTGATTGAGGCTAATTCGTCTCGAAGATCAGTGATTCCTTGGTAGGTTTGCATGATACCAAGAAGGTTCCGCTTGTCTGAGATCACTTCTGATACGTCAGCGCGGAAGTCTGAGAGTGACCAGCCATCTTCAGGCTTTTGTTTAGCCTCAAGTGCAGCCAAGCGACTTTCAATAGACAAGCGAAACCTTTCTGTTTTAGAAACCTAATGATTAGGATTCTACTTCAAAACCCATAAGTGGCGCAAGTTCCTTCCAGCCAAGACCACCGTAAACAAACCGCATTGAGTAATCCAGCTCATCGTCACGGCTAGCCTCAAGGGTAACGCCGTACTTCACTTCCTTCTCAGCAGAGAAAGCAAGTTCATCCGGGTCAGAGACCTTGGTCTTCGGGGCATCGAAGATCATAAAGATAGGCTTTGCTTCGGTACCATCTCGGAAGATAAAGAGTGCACGCCGATACACAGTCTCAGGAAGATTCTGCTTAATGAACTGCGTCTGGGTGTTCTTCTTCACCTTCACATCGGTAAGGTCAATGCCATAGTACATAGCAAGAGTGATCTTCTTGGTCTCTTGCATCTCGAACTTCGCCGACATGGTGTCTTTGGTAATGTCGGAACGGGTTGGTTCCGCTGCGCCGTAGCTTTCAACCTCGCTCTTATCGGTAGAACGAGTGAAGGACACACCAGCATCCTTCGAGGTCCAACCAACAGATTCATAACCGAGCTTAGCGAAGTTTACAATCTTGCCTTCATCGGTGAAGATATCTTCTGGAACCCGAGTGGTCATCGGAGCCACAAGAACGATACAGCTTAGACCCTTACGAATCAGGTTGCCTTTGGCATTCTGAAGGTCGCTAAAGGTTTCGATTGCTTCCACCACAGCAGTAGCATTCACCACTGCAAAGTTCTGACCAGAATCCTTACCCGTGGTTGCAGTATCATCAACCGTAAGAGTGGTGGCGGTCACCTCAATGGTGAACGGACCACCGGAGGAACCGGTAACCTTTGCGGAAGATTCGCCAGAAAGCTTACGAATCTCAGCCTGCATCTTAGCCGCGGTAAGCGGATGGGCAATTTCACCAGTAGAAGTACCGCCAACTACCAGCTTAATAGAACCAGCAAGAGTGCCAGTCGGAAGAGTCAACGTAAACTTAGTCAACTACAACTCCAATCTTATATCCATTTCACGCGAGCGTGAATTTCAAAACTTTTATCTAATTCGATTTCATCATCTAACAGAGGATCTTCCCGGTCAGGACCAGTGAGAACCACTGCAAAATCCACCAAAAAACCCGCTAACTCCGTGCCAGAGGAGGCAAGAATCCGCTTGGTTGCTTCATCACAGAGCATTTGTGCGCGCCTGAAATCCTTGGCGAAAAACTTTAACTGTAAACCCATGATGTCGGTGTACGAATCCGAGAGATAACCGAGCCGGCGCCGAATAAGAATGTAATCGAAATCTTTCATTCGGTACGTTTTCCTGCTCTGGGTCATCTCTTCATATCGGTCTAACACTTGAGCGCGTGAACCACCGATCTGACCTTCTCCAACTAGATCATGAAGTAGCTCATACATCATAGCTTCGAGATCTGGAAGTATGTAATTATCCACGGGTACCTGCCGACTGAATCGCTTTGGTGATTGCTAACCGGCGTTTCTCCAACTGGGTCACCGCTGGAATAAACCGCTCAGGAACCGTTGAGTAAATCTCGTAGGTTTGACGGTCATGTTTTGCACCGCTCGGCACCCGACGGCGTACTCGGATTGTGTCTTTGAGGTGATACCGTCCAGGGTGGTCATCACTGGTACCGATGTTGTATTTCAGTGCCTGGGAAACAATCTCCGCCTTGGCACGAAGAGCGCGGTTAAGCGGCTTGCTTCGTAAAAGCACCTTGCGCATCCCCCAGTAATCAGAGAAGTATAAAACACCTTTCCGCTGTCCAGAGGCTTGTTTGCGAAGACGATTTTGGTTAAACGCATTCGCCTTCTTGGTCTTATCGAAAGCAGGTATCCTAGCCAATGGTTCGATCCACCCGCTTTCCATTTAACCGCGCAATCATGACTTCTTTACCCGCTGTAATGCCTGACCAGGGGGAAACCCAATCCATGTCACCTTGGCCTTCGACTATGTAAACCTGCTTTTTCCCAACGTCATCTGTAAAAACCACATAGTCATCGGTAACAATGTCTTCGTCGATATCACAGTAAAGAGATTTACCTGTATATGTCGTTTTGTTATAAAACGGACTGGCATCTTTTACTTGAGTAAGTCGAGGAGAAACAATAGCTTGATGAATAACATGGCTTTTTACCAGACCAACAAGAGCCGCAGGCATGGACTCTTCTAGATCATCCTTTGGCGGAGTATTCACAGAGAATTGGTTTTTCCGCTTTCGCCAAATTTCAACGTCACCGGTATAATCCGCTGTGCGAGTGAGCGCCTCTAAAATCCGTACCACCGCCTTTGATACCTTGGCCATTTATCCATAAGGTTCGTGGTAAACATTAACCCTGAGGTATCAGTTTTTGCCGAACGAACCATATTAGTGTCAGGGGCCAACATCGCTTCAAGTGCGGTAAGATCCCGAGCTAGAAACAGATTCTTAAAAGAGTCCTCAGAATCAAATTTGCTATAAGCAAAAGGTCCAATGGTTTCAGCAGAGAAACCATCCGGGTTATTAACCCGCCTTCGTACCGCTTCTGTAACCATGGCCGTCACGAAAACCCGTAACGGGGAATCAGCTCCGTCAGCATCCCACCGGGCTTTTAAAGTGGGATACCAACCACACAGCCGAGCGGAAATGTTTTCCGCGTAGGCTGTGATAAGCTTTTTCCGTTGTTCAGAAGAGACCCCTTTGAGGAAGGGTTCTACGTCATCAACGGTGACGAAGCTAAAGGTCAATTACTCACTTTCCTTAAATAGCTCTGGGCGAACAGATTTGATATATTCGACAATCTCATCACGGGATAGGGATTTGTCGACTTCCACACCGATCTTTTCGGCATACTTTCGCCAGGTGGCTAAGGCTGCTTTAGGACGAGGGGGAGTAGGCGTATCTTCCTCATTTGAGGATTCAGGCTGCGAATCTTCTTGAGGCTCTTCGCTCTCAGGAGAGGTTGGAGTTTCTTCAGCACTTACTGCCGACTCCTCGGGAGAAGATTCTTTGTTTTCAGAGGGAGAATCATCTTCCTTCATCTCTGGGGTTTCATCTTCAGAATGAGTTTCAACCTCGGGCTGCGGATTAGATTCCTCTTTTTCCTCCACAACCACAGGACTAGAAGATTCCTCTGAAGACTCTTGTTTCTCCTCTTTCTGCTTTTCCTTCTTAGCTTCTTCCTCAAGTCGCATGGCTTCCTTGAGTTCATCATTTGAAGGAATATGAACAGGAGGGGCAGGATTTGCCTCAGGATCTACTAGCGCAGGAGGCACTTCCTGAGCCCGATTATCTACACGAGGCTCAGCCGCTGGCCGTTGATCGAATATGGACGGGGGAACATACCACAAATCCTTGTTATACTGTTCCATAATCTCCGCTTCGGTCTTCTTATAGCGGTCAGGAACGTCTTCTCGCTTGTTGAGTTCCAGCTGCCATTCTCGCCGTTTTTGAGCGAGTTCATGACGATTACCAAGAACCCCAACATACATAATCGCTGACCAGGCTTTAGCTACTTCCTCTGGTGTAAACTTATCCGGCACCCCAGGTTCTGAAATAGGGAACACCGGAACATCATCAGAGAAAGCATAGTAAATATGCTGTCCGATTTTATCCTCAGCCCATTCAGGAACCAACTCCCAAACATCGAAGAACCGAAGGCCTTGGTTTACTTCATCACGAATAAGGGTTGGGAGCACAAACCGGAAGCTTGGCATGGGAACCTCTTTATTAAGCTTGTGCAGCTTACCGTCTATGGACTGGTCAGTCAATTAAATCACCTTCGCAGTGAAAATATAGTTAGGCTTGAAGCAGACCGGAAGCATGATCGCGTCAGCCATGACTTCTAGACCAACCGGGAAGGTGTTCTTGTTAATAACACCAGCCACAAGACCAGGAGCCCCGATGCCGCCGTTACCGCCAACACCTAACGCTTCTGCGCTGAGAGTCTCACCCCAATAGGTGCGACCTAAAGTAGAAGTTTCAGGCTTAGCAGGATCAGCGCTCTTAGTGGTAAGCAAGATGGTATCTTGCGGGCAAAGCTGCTTAGTCTCCACCTGACCGGTATGAAGATTGTCCACCTTAAACCGAGCAGTGGTTGCTGTCTGAACACCCGGGATCTCAAAGATTTCCGACATGAGCCGCTCAAGCCGAGTCCGGTTCGTACGTGCATAGGCAGGATCATTGGTACCAATGTAAATGCCTTGCGCAAGCAAGTTGGCCTGCTTAGCTACCGTAGGATGGTTAGCGATAGCGCGCATAACCTTCTCCGGCGCATGCATGACCTCTGGATAGAAGCCGTTCTCCTCGCGGTAGAGTTCTTTCCAGTCGTAGATCTGATCCAACGGGTTAGCGGTCGGATCAGTGAAGAGCTTCGGAGCGGTAATCTTAAATTCAGGCTTCCGGCCACAGTTAATAACCTGGGTCGGGGCGTTCGGCATTTGCAACTCAACTTTGTCATTGTACAAAATGTTTGCACGCTGGACAGCAGCTGACATTGCAATGGCTTTGGCTGCACGCTTCACATAAGATTCAATTGCTGGGGAAGCAATATCCTTCTTGCTATTACGGATCTCGTACAGCGTCTTTTCATCAAAGACGTAGTTACGAGAGATCAGGGCAAGCTGGAAGTATGCCTTCTGGGTTTCACCGAAACGCTCAGAGGTTGCGGTACCGGAGAACGTACGGAAGTTTGCGACTACAATGTCGTCAATTTCCGGGCCATACTCGATTGCTGCACGAATGTCAGAGACTTCTTCACTGGGGAAGAGCTCAGCAAAGGAGTCCGGGTTTTGCAGATCAAAGAGGGCTTGCTCACGTCGGGCAATAGTAGTGAGGACTTCCGGGTCCCAATAATCCCGGTTGACTACACCGTCTAGTACTGGCATTGATTACGCTCCGTTCGGTTCGATGTAAACAAACCGGGAAGGAATATCATCTTTTTCCGGTTTAAAGGCGGGAAGCCAAACCTTATAGATCGTGCCTCGAACGGCAACCCCGGTCTGGACATGTTCGTAAAAATTAAATTGACGATCCTGGATCTCGTTGACGCCGAGGGTGAAGCCGTCTACTTTCTTGCCTGCTGCTTTTGCAGCAGCGTCAAACATTTTGTAGACGTCGCCGTCTTTGTATACAGGTACGCCAGATTTGAGATAGCGGGATACTCGGTGGTCGCCTTCCGCTTTTACTTCTGCGGTGATTTCAAGGACGCCATTGACACCCTTGTTCAGCTCCCACGGGTCCGCCATCCAGCGGCGATCGTCAATGTCTTTAATGACCTTGCCTTTGACGATCCCAAGATTGCTATTAACGGTTGCCAATAGCTTTCTCTCCTTACTGTATGTATTTGCCAAGCCCGTTGTCGGAGCCTAGCTGTTGTTTGTTGTTGCTTTTGGGGGGCTGCGAGGTTGCAACCCCCTTAAGCTGTGAAACTAGTTTATTAATTTGTTCCTTGTCAGGTTCACCTTTATCATTGATAAGTTTATCATAACTAATAAAGTCATGTAAAGTCTCTACCGTGGAGTTATCCAAACCACTTGCAGCAGCCGCATTCACAAACTGAGCCTTGACCAACAAAGTCTGGGCTTCATTCACAAGTTTTTCTGCGGAATCATCAGTCTGATTCTTAACTTCTTTTTGCTTTTCCTCAGGCTTCTGTTCAGTTTTTTGCTCTTGTTGCACCTCTTGCTGAGAGGAAGCTTGCGTCTCTACAGCCTGTTCCTTCGCCTGGTCAGTTGGCTGCTTGGTATCTTGGGACTCTTCCTTGGGAGCGCTATTCATTGCCCCCAACATTTCGGTCATGAGACCTAGGAACTTTTCTGCTTGATCTTGAGACAGTGCCATATTTTCTATCCTTTCGCACCAATGTATTCGACATATTCTTCTTCCCCTGGCTTAGCATTGGCACTAACCAAGGTCGGACCATATTCAGGGTGGTCAACCACTTTAAAACGTCCGCGTTTCAATAGTTTTCCGCTAGTTGAACCGCCGACCTCGTTGTAAAAAACTTCTAGATCTTCATCATTAATTGCTTGACCAGGATCAATAATTTTGCCATCAACTTCAACGATTTCTGCCACTTCACAGTGACAGTTCGCATGGATTGGTAGCAAGTCTTCTTTTGTGTACATCATGGTTGACGCCACCACACAAAGACCACAAGATTCCCCGCTCTTGGAAAGCTCAGGATGAATTACTCGCCGATAGCCTTTGACTTTATTCTTCGGCATACGCTTCATTGCTTCATGATGCGTATTACGGCTAGCGGCCTGTACATCCTGACTCACCATCCGTTCTAGTCGCTCTTCTGCTTTTTGTTCAGCCCAAGTACGAATGATTTGTTGTTCATCTCGGGGGCTGAGGAAGGGGACACTTTCGGAAGACGAATCTTTAGGCTTGTTTTGGGTAATTTGATCTTCGGAAGGTTTGGAAACATCTTTTGATCCAAGCTTGGAATCTTGATCCTGACGTTTCGATAGATCGGTCGGGACTGATTGCTTGCCTGCTTTCTCAACTCCCTGATCCTGGCTGCTGCGCGTTGGTTGTGCGTAGCTTCCGCCTTCAGTTTTGCCTTCTTGACCGGAGTTTTTAAGCCTTTTTTCTGCCTGCTCAATTAATTCCTCCCAATTTTCCTTCCTTACTTCTCCCTTTGGTTGCTTCGCATCAGGAGTAATATAATGTAACGGCTTGGTGGGTAAAACGTCTGCTTTTTCGTACGAAACTAAAAGCCGTTTGATAACTGGATCATCTTTCTTTCGGCGAACATTTTTCCAGTACTCGTCTGCGATTCGTGCATAGGCCGTCTCTAAATCGGTCTTGCGGGACTTTGGGATAACTTCAAGGCTTGGTAAAGCAGCCGAGAAGGTCAGTCCCATTGCCCTGGTCCGGGCTATGGTGGCTGACCAGGTGACCATTTGGGATTGTCGAATCGCAGAAGTCACAATAGCCGCTGCGGATTTCGCAAATGTCTTAATCCCCGCTTTAGTGGCTAGATTTGAAGTCCGTAAAATAGCCACAATCTGATTGGTGGCTGCATCAATAATCCGCTGCTTAGCAGCCGCTACCGCTGTCGTAATGGCTGCTACCTGAGCGATAGAGAGTTCTTCCTGCTGCTCAGGGGTCAACTGCTCACCTGGGGCAACCAAAGGCATATCAGCAATGCTAGGCTGCGGAGGCAGATAGTGCGGATTATAGAAACTATCAATTGGCGCTGTCATCTGCTTCACCTCGCTTCTGAGCAATAACGTCTGCGGACTGGTTCTGTTGCTTCAAAGCATTGTCATCTTGCTGAGTCATGGAGTTAGCCTGCTTAGCACGGGTAAGAGGCGTGCCTTGATTCGACTGACCAATAACCTGGTTCCACAGGGCTTCATCACGAATTTCCACTTGTGCGCGAGTAATTTGCTCTGGGGTAAAGTGCAGACCTTCTCGAAGGGCTGTAGAGATTGCAATCCCGTTTGTCACCAAGGTAGCGAAAGCGGCTGTCTTCTCTGTGAGCGTATAGGTTTGCAGCGGACCCCAAATAGGCTCAAGCTTATTGATATCGGCGCGTTCTTTTTCCCCGTTCAGCTCTAGTAGTAGTGACACATGTCGTTTCCAGGCTGGGGCAAACCGCTTTCGGCGATCTTCCACCTTGGCGGTGGAGTTTTCCCGCGCTGCGTCGGCCCCCGCAGAGGACTGATTCAGGCTGTCCGAGAAGTAAGACATTGGGGTGTACGTCAACGACGCTAGGTCTTGAACGTCCTGCTTGGCTGCTTGTAAGAACTCTTGGAAACTTGTTTGCGCTGACTCCTGGAAATTGCTTTCCTTCGGAAGCATCCAGTTAATACCGATACCGTTTTTGAAAACGTTATCGTAATCAATAGGTCGGCCTTCTCGGTCAAACTCTTTAAAGTTGCCAATGAAGACTCGTTGACGGAAGGCTTGCATGGTAGCAATAAGTAGCCGGTGCGCCACCATATGGTTAATGCGGTCAATAAGTGAGGTGTGTTCCTCGAACTCAGCTCTCGCATCTTTGTTTTTGAGTACGGTCACTGGGATTCGAGAGACTTCTATCGGATCGTATTCTTTCCACCAAGTCCAGCCTTGGGAAACTAACCGATTATATGGAATCTCGGTATCATAAGCCGTGATGCATTCGTGATCTTTCTTGGCTGCGCGAGCACGGGCTTCTTCAATAGATAAAGTGGGGGTGACAGAGGTGATCTCTTTCACAGCCACTGCCATATATACACCACCAGCTGCTTCACCTGTAGCTGGATCAATCTCGCCACGGATAAAAAGATTCAGTACGTCTCGCTGGAGTGCACGGTCACGATACATCACCACCGCTGCAATCGGTTCCCCGTAGGGGTCACGCATCACCGCTGCGTTGGTTGGCGGAAATACCTTCTGCCGTTTCGTGCGTGGGTCTACGTAAAGGTAGCTTTGCCGATAACCGCATGCAAGCGCCATGGCTTCTTGGGCTTGGATACCCATCTCATCCCGGTCAAACAGCTGTGCGATTACCTCGTCGCCGTTCTCGTCTGAAGCTGCTGCTGAACGAAAACCTAAAATACCTAAACGGTCAGTGGTAGCCGAAACAATAAGCTTAGCCCAGTTCGTTTGAGCCATCGTCTTCAAGATTGGTAAGCCTTCTACCTGGTTCGTTTCCGGGGTAGAAAAATGATCGAGGAGATTAGCCCCAGTGAGATAGTCTTGGTTTCGCTCAATGTATGTCGTTCGGCTTGCTATTTCACTAAGTAATGAGCTAGCGAAGAAATCTGGGGTATTTCGATCGTCTGTCTTCTTGATTGATTCGCCATATGTAATTCGATATTTCACGTATTAACCGCCTAATCGGATTGGTACTTGTAGGAAATCGGTTTCGATCTCTGCTGCTCCCTTCGCTAACGCTTGTAACCGAGCTTCCCACGAGAGCACAGCTGCCATTGCTGCGTCGTATTTGAGTTCTCGCTTAATTTTGGTTAGCCGCCATTTCTGGTTGTTTTCGTCATCGTATTGGTTGAGAAGGTTTTTCCCTGCATTGCCGATGTGTCGTTCAAGATCAGGGTTGCCGGTATGAGCTACGTCACCTGAGTCTATAGCTTCCTTGTATGAACGAAGTGCGTAATACATAGGATTTGTTTTATTAGTATACCAAAAGATAACTTTCTTTTCCCAACGTCCAGCCCAGGCAGATAATTGCTCTTGCCAATAAGGCGGATCAGCAAACATCCAATAAACCTCAAAGTCCTCAAATAGCGCCTCAATGGTCGCTTCAACCTCAGATACCGGAACTTCCCAATTCTTAGAAGCTGGATCGTCCTTGGGTGGACGCTCCCAAAGACCAGCAAGCTGCTGAACACCCGTGTTGATATCGGTGATAACAATTGCCGTTGAGTCTTGGGTTTTAGCACCATCAAAACCAATGGTGATAAGTGAGCCGTGCGGAATCCGCAAATCTGGGTCCCCAAGATCAGCAAATTTCTTCCGGTCGAACGCATACATTGAGCTTGCAACCCAGCGGTTACACCAAACCCGTTCAAGGCGTGAGCGATCCGCACCTTCCTCATCCCAGAGTTTCGCTGTGGCCAGGAGGTCTCGCCACGTGGCAGGGCCTGCGGCCTCGCGCAAGGCCTTTAACCGCTGCGCGATGGTATCAAACTTCGCTAGCTCATCTGAGGTTTGCCGATGATAGAAGAAGGTGGTGCAGTCGTCAATCTTGAGATGTTTTTTGTTTGCGTTTTTGACACCTTCCTCAAACTCGCTTTTCGCAATTGAGTCTTCAGAAGGATGACCCGCAGTGGTGATTGACAGCTTCCAAGTGCCGAACATGCCTAGCTTCGGGAGGCCGTGCACCACCGTTGAGTACGCCTTACGGTTCTGCTCAGAGGTAAACATATGGGTCTCGTCAAACACCACAAAGGTAGGTTTGAGACCTTCGGCGCTTCTTGAAGTTGCGGCTAGCGGAAGCGCTTTCGAGTTCACTTCACCTTGTACCATGATTCGCTCTTGGGTCACGTCAAACCAGTCTGCGTCTGGTATTTCTTTAGCTATCTCCATGGCCACGCCATAGCCAAGATCGAAAAGCAGCTCTTTGGTTGGTGCGAAGAATGGGATATAGGGGGATTGTACTGGAACGCCGGGGGCTAATCCGCCTGGCATAGAGGGGTCATAGCCGTTAAAACGGACCGGTGCCTCGGGGTGCAGCTCACAAAGAGCGATGATCGCCCCCAACTCAGTTTTTGCGCAACCCTTCGGGACGGCGACGTTTACTGAATAAAAATGCCTACGTCCTGACATATCAATGTATTCATCTTCGTATCTGGACTTGTGTCCTTCTGGAAAGTATTCGTAGGCACGCATGAGGATGTATCGGAAATCTTCTCGTACTTTGTATGGTTGGCCTTGTAACGGGCCTGGCCCGAATACGAAATGGCTTTCAATAAAGTCAATGACTTGTGGGCCTAAAGTTGGCCAAATGTCCAGCGTCCCATCTGGCTTTCTCGCTGGTTTTGGGGAGATGATTTCCATGACTACACCTCAAAACCTTGCTGTCGCATCCTCCGTCGCTTCCGTGCACGTGCCGATACTGAGAAGTCATTTGGGTCAGTCGGTGCAAACCGCTGATTAAAAGCGGTGGTTTTTTGTACATGGTGCTCAAAACAAAGCAGCTGCAAGTTATCTAGCCGATTTGCCAAATACTTTTCATGGGTCTGGAACTCGCTCAGTTCTATAATGTGGTCAACTTCTGTTCCTGGTTTTCCGCAGATTGCGCACTTGCCGTCATAGAGTTCTCGGACTCGCTTACGGATAGAATCGGTGGTGTGGGATTCTTTTTTCCGCAGGGGATGCTCGGCACACCGAGTGGTGCCAGGAAGCGCTAGATTATGGCAGGAATGATACACTGGGGTTTCTGATTCCCAGGAACAGAAGGTGACTTTTGGCAAATTAAGCCATCCGTCCTGCGGTTTTACGACGGCTTGGTGCTTTCTTTGACCGGTAGGTCTTGTTCTTGAGTTGGCGTGCTACCGCATTCTTTGGTGCGAAGTCGTGCCCCCACTTGGAACCGGCCTTGCCTTTGCCTTTTTTGTTTTTGTTGAGAGGCTTGTTGCCCCGGCCTGCTTTTGCCACAAATATTTCCTTTACTTTCGATTAATTAAACTTATTATAACATATGTAGTTTAACCAACCTTAGTTTATTATGGCAAGAAAAATAGGCCCCAGTTTTGAGGCCTACAACAGCTATTTATTCAGCTAGGCGTTCAACAGATTCAACCCATTGATTCACCAGGTCTTTGAAATCAGGTGGGACAAAACCCTCGCCTTTGACGAACTTGCCGGTTTCCGGGTCGGTTTTTCCGCCTTTGAACTTGGTGCGGTTCGATTCGCAAACTCGTTCAAGAACTTCTGAAAGATCGTAACCCGTATGGGTTTTCACCGCCAAGCCTAGCAAGGTGAAAAGGACATCACCGAAGGCGTCATAGAGATCTGTGAGTACCTTTGCTCGGTATTCTTGATCCAGCGCAAACTTGGGTTTCGCCATAAGGTCTACTGCTTCTTTGAGTTCGCCTACTTCTTCGAGGAAGAAGTTGAGTGCTGGACGAAGCAAGGCTTCCCGGTCACCGTCTACATGAAAGAGCACTTTCATGTGGTCTGAAATGTTTGGCGGGATTTGTCCAACCTGCATGTTCCAGTGACTTACTTCGTTGACGAAATCGTCAAAAGCCCAGTTTTGTGATGCCTTATACGTGGTTGGCGCTTTAGGGTCCGCGCTTAGGCCTGCGGATTCAAGAACCTTGCCGAACACCGCTCGGTCAAGAACGTAGAGTTCTTCGGCAATGAGTGCGATCACTGATCGGAACTCCGCATCTACTCCCGCGTCGGAACGCTTCTGGATGATTTCTGACCAGGTTCGGAAATTGCCAGTTACCACAATTGATGTTGCGGTAGCATTCGGCAATACACACCGGGCTGCTTCCGCCGCTTGTTTTTTAGAAGCCTCTGGATGATAACGCATCACCATGTCGAAAAGCTTATTGTACAGGTATAAGCTTTCATTGGCGAAGCACTCTAGCTTTGCTTCCATTGATGCTTTAGGTGAAAGTTCAGGATCACCACTTGCGTTAGTGGTTGGGATATCTTGCAAAGCCGGAGGGAGAACCATCCCCAACCCTTTATCTGGGGATACGAACCGCTGGGAAAGCACGCTGAAAGACAGGTGGCGGTGACGAGTAAGTTCTGCTAAGAAAGAACGGCTCACACCTTGAAGAAGAAACGTTGCTGAAGCGTGCTCCATGATGGAGTAATGCTGCTTCTCATGGATCGTCTTCTCCACATACTTCGTTGGAGTGTTGGTTTCTTCGTTTGGACGATCCCAGGACTGGTAACAATTGCGTCCCGCAAACTCGATGAGACGGGTTGAGTCTGGGTCACCTGGTTCAGGGGGTAGCACGGGACCAAACAGGTAGTTGAACTCTGGATTGAGCCGGGTGAAAGCAAGGAGTGTGACTTGCGGAATTTGGGAAATTCGTACAACCATTTATAGCACCTTTTCCGCTGCGTAGTCGTAGGAGAAATCGCCTTGGTTGTTTCGTGCTAATTCACGTCGGCGTTGCTCAACGTAAATATCGTTCTTGTTCCAGAATGCTTCCATGAACATTGCGCGCAGGATAGAGAGTTGTTGGCGCTTTTCTTCAGGGACCGACTTGGAGTCTACGAGGAAATATTTGGGCAGGCCTGGGGTGTACTGAATTTCTTCCTTTGGCTTATCCTGAATGAAGGATGCGATTTCAAGATCCCGCTGATCTACAATTTCGTCGTACTGGTCGCGGAGGTTTTGAAGTTCCTCATCGGTGTATTCTTTGAGTTTTTTAGCCATGATTCTTCCTTTCTAGAAGAGGGGTTCTGGGGTTAATTCTACCTGGTTCAGGTGATGAAGTCCTAATGCTTCACGGAGGAAACAGATTCCTTCTGGTTTCACAAAAGTAGTTCGAGTGGCAACCCGTTTTTCAGTCCGTGGGTCAATGCGGTAGCCTTGTTTGACCTCGAAGTATTTCATGTACCGCTGGTATGGGGTGTTGTAGTCTTGCCCTCGGGAAATGAAGATGCCGTTGTGTCGGAGTTGGGCAAAGAGGCTATTTCGTCCGGTCCCCAAGATCTTTGCGGCCTCTGCCATGGTGTAGAGGCCTTCGGAGTTACAGAGTGCGTCGAACGCTTCCGCTTTGGGTTGCAACACTTTGTTTTCTGCTTCTAGGGCTAGCCGTTCTTTTTCAGCTGTAATAGCTAGCTCTAGGATTTCTAGCCGGGACATATCGCTTTGTGGCTTGGTCTGGGCCTGCTCTGCCCGAAGCTTACGTTGCAATTGCTTCTCAGCTTCGATGAAGTATCGGCGGGCTTGCTTCCCTAGTTCTGAGCGTTGAATCATAGCAATTTCCTTTGCCATGTCCAGACTCACAATGTGGTTGAGTCGAGCTTGTGTTGGCATTCCCGCAGGTGGCGTCGGATACTCATTTTTGAGTAAGTAGTCCATGTTTTCTTCAAAGCCGTAGGCAACCATCCGAGGGAACCAATCATTATAACGAGCTCCTATTTGTAGGAACTTGTGAAGGTCCCGTCCCATCACGGCTTGCACAGAATCTTTCATCTGCACGATGGGAAGCAGGTACTTGATGAGATCAGACATTTTTTGACTCCTTTGGGTTGTCTGATTGGGTGGACAATGTGTCTGGTTATCATTATAGCAAAAACACCCAGATCATAAAGACCTAGGTGTTTCTACATGACAATAATTTGAATGAGCCGATCTGTTCTATGGGAGAGAACCAAGAGCCACCGGAAGTCCAGAAAAAGCCAGAGGCCGGGGCTCTTGATCGGTTAACTCATATGATAGCAAGAAACCCTTAAAAAGACAAAACCCCTGGTTATATCGAACGGTCATTTTTGACCGCATAGAAAATCCCCCGGGGGGAGTCAAAGAAAGCCCCGGGGGATCACCCAATCAATCACTCAATCCCTACTAAGAGAGACCTTGCGCTGTCGCTAGCGCAAGACCTATTATATCACGATCCTTCTTGCAGCACAAGAATTGTTCGCTGAAGTAAGGCAATCATGGATTTGGTATCACCCATGTTGTAAGATTCAATCGCAAGATCAAAGCGCCTATCTTTGGCTTCTTCTACGTCTGGGCCTGTTTTATCACGAAGAATAATGAGGACTCCACCAAATACTTCTTTGTCTAAATCGGCGCCTGGCCAATGCTCTTCCTGCACTCGCTTTACTGCTTCTGCGCAAGCGGAATCCTTAGTAATGTAGGTTTCATTTGAAATATGCTTGGTCATGATAGGTCGCCTTCAACTTTCTGCATTTCTAGCTCAATAAGTCCATCTCGCAGATCTTCATACTTGTGATATCGGTCTTGAAGCTCTTGCATAAGATCATCAAAATCACTTTCAGAGACCATCGCATCAACAAAGGAATACACCCATTCCGAGGGGTATTCCACCAGGTACTGGATGACTTCTTCAACAAGGATTGTCGGAGTGACGTTTTCCGCTAGACCAGGGAAGACAGGGAGTACTCTTTCCATGTAAAAGCTCCGCAGTACCGCTTTTTGGGACTCGAACTGTTCCCAAAGTTGACTGATATCCTGCTCACTTAAGGTCTCTTCTTCATCCTGGTAGGACTTCGTGATTCTTTCTGGAAGCTTTTGAATTTCCCAGTTGATAAGCTCTTGAAGGGTGTCTTTCGCTTCAAAGAGTTTGTTGATGCGCTCCGTGTCTTCGGTTTGTTCCTCTAGGGAAAGATAGAGCCGAATGAGCTCTTCGTCGCTTGGTTGGTTATGCATGTTAGTCACATTCTCCCTCGTCGTTATCGCTTTCTTCAAAGACGTCCTCGAAGAAGTCTTCCCAATATTCATCGCTGCAAGGATAATTGGACATGAAAGAAGATTTTCTCCGACTCTTTGAAGAGTTATTAAATTGTGTCCTTGTCCTGCGTCGATTACGCATTGTTATATCCTTCCTTTCTTGGTTGCTTCTTTAAATGCTTCTATGCGAGCTAGAATTTCTCTTTGCCGTTGCCATTCTGGGGAATCCCTGAGTTTAAGTATGTCTTCTATATCAAGAGATTTTGCCCTTGATATAGGGACTATTTGCTTATGGTTCATTCCCGTCCGGTTTTTGTCCTAATAACAACGCCTCTTTAAATGCTTCCAGGCGAATTTGACCCTCTTCCTGTTCCCGTCGTTCGTTATACTCTTGGATCTCAAGTATTTCTTCTAGGGTAAGGACTTTTCTTTGAGTTGGCTTCCTAATTGGTTTACGGCTCATCTTGTTCAAATTCTTCTAGGTAGTCAGACATTGAAATCACTTTTTTGTTGACAGCCTCAATATTGTCCTTCTGACAATCGTGCGCTAGGCAAAGGTAAGAAGCAGCATCGAGACTATCATCAATAAGGCTCTCTGGGTATTCCTCATAGACATTGCCGAGGAAATCCGGGTCTGGGTCAACGCATTGACTAAAGTCAGTGTTGGCAATCACCCGGGCGATTTTGAAAAGCGCCATCATGCGCGCCACGTCCTCGGGAAGCAGCGTAATATCGGTGTCTTCCCGAGTTGAAAGGTACGCGGACCACTGCCTCGCAATCGCGGGGAAAGTTTTGTCGCTGTAAGAGTCCCCCCGCTCCTGAAGGATTTGTTGAATTTCCGAGGCTGCGTCCATGATATGTCCTTTCTATTTCGCTTGGTTTGATTCTAGCATAGTAAGGAATTTATCTGTGTGTTCACAAATAGTTGTTGTCATGTCCTCAATTTCGGCTTCTGAAGCGCAAATATCCACGTCAGCCACGTGAGTAATATCTGTGTAGCCTTGTGCCTCTAAAATCTTTTGAGTATCTTTCACGGCTGCGCAAAAATCCCGGCCAAACGTAAGATTCCCAACACCAATAATGAATTGGGGAGTGTCCCGCAGAATGCATTTTTCGGCTTGTAAAAATTCTTTGAGCGGTTGAGGAATCATGGCGTCTTTTACTCGCCTTCCGGTCGCTGGGTCGTCAACGAACCGTCCGTAGCTGGGAACCAACCACACCACAGAGGAATACGTGCGTTTCCCACGGAACTGTCCCGAATCCATGTCAAGGGATGCGTACTGCTGTATAGTTTCAAGCTTGATTCGACCCACTATCTTAAGGTGTCCCCTTACGCCTTCTTTGAGGGTGTTGGTGAGGCAAATTCCTTCAAACTTAGGAGCACTTTTAGGGTTCCTTAGCCATAAAGTTTCCCGTAGCTTATCAAAGACTTTTTGAGTGTTACCGGAAAGACTGTAGGCAACAAGCAGATGGTTCATCCAGGGTTCAGGTTGGTTATTCGGCATCAAGGTTTTCCTTTTCAGTTACTAGGCCTAGTTTGAGTTTTTGAATCATTTCTTTTGCCAACTCCTGATCCTCTTCTGACAAGGTGGTGATTCGCTCTTCCAGGTCCCGTACCGCTCGGAGGGAGTCAATAGTGATTCGGCTACAGGCAAAGGGGAAATGATTGGTTTTGAACAACTCAATAAGGGTGTTTCCCGCTTCTTGGTATTGTCGCTTGTCTTCTTGGGTGAAAAGTAACTCTGGTCCGTAGAGGGCCGGAACGAGTGCTTCACGGAGCTGGTCTGCGTCAAAGATTTTCTCTAGGGGGAGGATGATTTGAATCTTTCCTGACTCAAGAAGTTTCTCCGCTAGTTCTTTTTTAACTCGCTTTACGGACTCTGGGTTGGGGAACTCAAAAGTTTCTTGCCTGATTGCTGCGAGTAGCGCTAGGGAGTCTTCGTCTAGTTGGATTTCTAGCTTCACGTATTTTCCTTTCTGTGTCGTGACTCAATTATATATGACAGGGGAGGGCTTCAAGGTTTTGAGTCAAGATATCTTTGTCACACGTTAAAGCAAAACAAAAACGAAAAATTATGCAGAAAAACTTGAGTTAGTTGAGTTTTTGAGTTAACGGTGTTCAAAACATACTTTGATCTGCGGTTATCCTCAACTCAAATTCAACTCAAAAGTTGAGTTGGGGTTTTGAGTCGGGAAAAGTTGAGTTGGAGACGTTTAAACACAAAGAAACTCAAAAATTTACCCAAAAAAGTTGAGTTGAGTTGAGTTTTTGAGTTGAGTCAATAAAAACCCATTCTGACCTGCATAAACCAGTAACTCAACTTTAACTCAAAAACTGAGTTGAGTTGAGTCAGGCGAAAAATTGAGTTGGAATTTAAAGCAGAAAAAATCGAAAAATTTGTACAAAAAAGTTGAGTTATTTGAGTTAATCTGAGTTTACCCCCTCTGACCTGCGGAAACACTAACTCAAAACTCAACTCAAAAACTGAGTTGGAAATTGAGTTGAGGATTTTCCGGGTTTCGGACTTCCGTTGAGCCGCCGGTGAGGCAAAGAAGAGACCGCAACCCACCGACTACGGCGCTGAAACAGGGTCTCAACTCAAATTCTAACTCAGTTTTCGCAAAAACAGCAAGGCTCTGACCTGCATAAATGCTCAACTCAAATTCTAACTCAAAAAATTGAGTTGGCCTTTCCGCAGGTCAGGATAGGTTTTTAGGGGCTAACTCAAAAACTCAACTTTTTTGTCGATATTTTATAACTAATAACGCTTTAACGCTTATTGGTTGTGCACTAGTGTATTTTTCTCTATACGCATTATTTTACAATTTAAATTGAGTTATTGAGTTAGAGTAGTAAAAAGGGTATATGACCTGGGAAAACAGTAACTCAAATTCAACTCAGTTTTTTGTTTTCCCACGTCAGAATTTGAGTTGAAACTGAGTTAGCAGGTCAGAGGCTATTTTTGAAGCTGGAAAATCCCGGAAAATAGGGAACTCAACTCAAAAAGTTGAGTTAGGCAGAAAAAGACGCCTTGACTAAACCGAAAGCGGCTGGTCAAGGCGCGTGCTCAAATTTGAGCGGCTGGGTTCAGGAATATTGGTTGTACAGATCCTGCTGTTGCTTCTCCCATTCCTTAGCGAAGGAACGATCGTTTGTGGCGGCTGCACGGAGCTGCTCACTGCGCTGCACAGCGGTGTTGCCTTGAGCGATAGTCCAGCGGAGCTTCACCCGTGCCTCAGGCGTGAGACCAAACTGCTTGATTCCATCCATCCAAAGCTTTTGGAAGCGGGCTCGGTCGGCGGCTTTATACATTGGGTTCAGGGATTCCTGGAGGTCTCCAGCGAGGATAACGAGGGTGTGATAATCAGCGGCTGTCCATTCGCTCACCATCGGAGAGGTCCAGATTTCTTCCCACCAGCGGAGGACTACTGGAGACCATTTGGTCTCGTCAGCTCCGATGAGATCAGCGGGGAAACCCACAACTTCGCTAGCAGGCGGGAGTTCTGGTAAGGTGGCTAGCAGCTCCTCTCGCGGCCTTTGTGATAGCATGGTGGTAGCTGCCTTGGCACCCTTTTTTGAGGGGCCACCGGGCTTCCTGGGGGGTCCTGGCATGGCGATACGGGCCTTTCTTTGGTCAAATTAGGGGGACATGGACATTTTACCCCAATCCCGCGCAGAGCGTGATGTGCAGCACGCGCCCGGCTCGCCTCCAGAAAGGGGGGAGGGGGTACCCCCGGGTGGGGTAGAACGGGGGTAATTTCCGGGGGTAGTTGCTTCGTTTCCCCTGGTGAGTCGCAATATATATACCGCAAATCGGGCATGGGTGGGGGTATCTAAGTGGGTTTCTTTGGTTGCATGAGGTCATCAGACCACCTGTTTTTACCGGAAAAACCCGGTTTTTTGCTTGTTTTATCAGCTTCTCTTAAGTCTTGCATGGATTTTGCATGCTATAGGTCAATCTTTTTGACGTCTATAGCATCAACCAAAAGTTTGATTGTAGCAATGGGTGTGCCTGGTTTTCCCTATCAAAGCCGTTTCTTAGGCTAGGCTACGCTCACGTATGGGTGCATGCAATGAGTATGGCAATTGAACTATAGGATTGTCTATAGGTGCCGATAGGCATACCGCATCAAAAGGATTGCCTATCTATCACATAGGCAAGTGTATATAAAGCCGAATATAATAAGTTGCAATCGTTTATATAGGACATGCCTCAATATACCCGGCTAGCCCCCTAGCCGGGTGCCATGCCACCCCCTAGGCATGCAGCATGGCATGCCTAGCAGGCATGTGCTAGCGCTATGCCGTGAGCTGCTGATCTAGGCTACTCAAAAGCGCATAGCCTAGCAGGCTTATAGACACGCGAACTCGAAGCCATATAGCCAATCATACCAGCGAGATACTAAGCCACTGTATCGAGCTGCTAGGCTATCTATATCGCATATCACCTGGTGAGTAGATAGTGATATGTGGTGTGGTGCCAGTGGATACCCCTATGATAGCAATGGTACTAATAGGCTATATGTGTGGTGCGCTATCAGTATGCCATATGGCATACCCCTAGGCATAGCAAAGACCCTACCTATAGTAGGTACCTATATAGATACCCCTATAGATAGGGTCTGTATATGATACCCCCTATAGCAGGGGGTATAGGGTAGGCCTATATAATAGATAGGCTAAAGCAGGCTAGTGATACTCAAACATATTTTCGATACCGTCGATCAGCAGGGGGCTGCTCATATCATCAAGCCAATAGTTTTGGGCGCGGAAATATTGGTAAAAATCCACCCAGTTTTCCCACCAAAACAATTGGTCTAAAGGCACCCAATGGGCGGTATGGTGGATATCGAATCCAAATCCGGGGCGATACCAATCAATGCGTTTTTGTGCCATAGCACCAGCTAAAAACTGGTTTATGTCGTGCTCATACTCAACCCACCAACGAACGCGACCAAATTCGGGGTGGGTAAATTCCCCCTCAAAACCATCTTCAAAATCGCCTTGTTTTTGGGCGAAAAACGAAGCGTTTTCAACCCCCACTAGTGCGTCGATGATGTACGATGAGTGAATACATGACTCGAATTTTTGTTCGAGAAAGTTCTGCTCATCAGCTGGGAGGGGTCGCAAAATCGGTGCCATATGCTGGTCCCATAGGCGTCGCCAATCGCGCGGGGTGCGATAGATAGGGTCATTAATGAACGCCTGTAGCAGCGAATAATAGGCTACGCGAATATCCAAAATCGCGTTATGTGGCGTCATATAGCAGGTGAAAAAATCAGGTAGCACCAGGTCAGCGTAGGTTTTCAGCTGATTTTCGAGTGAGTGGGGCGTTATCGGTCGCCAAAAATCGCGTGAAAAGGTGTCGGGGTGTCGATAGGTTCCCATAGGGATATCCTTTCAATAGGTGTGAGTGATAGAGAGTAGGGGCCTATCAGTGTGCGTAAGGTTGATAGGATAGGCCCCTCCCCCTACCACTCCCTAGCAGAGTGATAGGTTTTGCCTAAAATTCGTTCAGTTTGTTAGGGAAAACTGTCCGGGTGCGCAAGTCGTGTTTCAGCTGCTTGAGTACCATTTTTTCGACTTTTTCGATCATTTCAGGTACAGTCAGAATCCATTGTAAATGCCAATCGAGAGTTCCATTGATAACGCTTACGCTATCAATCCGCACACCTTGGCTGGTGTAATGCAACTCACAGCGCAATTCTTCAGGTGCAAACTTAGAATTTCCAAAGACAAATGTTCCGTGGAGTGTTGCAGCCTCCCCTTTTTTAGGTTCCCAAAAGGGTGCTACCAGCTCAAATGTCCAATGCGAGTCAGCAGGGGCACCCCGTAAAGCGTTGCGCAAGCGTTTGCAAGCGTAGCGAATCAGTGCAGGATCATCTACGACTTTCTTAATATTGCACAATTTCCGATGAAGTGTTTTATTATATGTATCAATTGCGCTAGCAAGACACTTAGGTGTTTTTTCAGAATTTCTTAAGCCAAATTCGGCTTGCCCTACCCACTGAATCCCGTGGAAAATCGGGATTAGTGCGTCCTCATAGCGCTTTTCTTGCAGCAAGTTTTGCATAGTTTGCAAGCAATTTTCTGCCTCATCGAGGCAATCCCAAGCCGATTGGACAGGGTTATAAGTTTCCATGGTTTCCATGGCAAAATCCTTTCGATAGGATCGAGTGATGAAAGATGATGGTGTCCACCTATTAGTAGTTGACACCTCACCTCCCCTCACGGGGATTGATAGGCTAGCTAGATGCTGATATGCCTATCGGTGGGGGCTACAGCTGCTGATGTAGGCCAAAAATCGCGTGGGTGTGCGTTCTCGATGATGCGCTTGACCAGCGGTAATAAATCGAACCGATTACAAATCTCGTGTAGCATAGGGTGGCTCCATGAAAAGTTTTCTGCCGTGTGCTCGCGTTCATTCCATAAGTCTAGATAATTAATCCATGCTAGGGGGTGAGCATCAACAACATTAATTTTTAGGAAAATACTATCCGAAAATTCAAGGGTGACCTGGTAGCTATCGTGGGGGGTGCCGTACGTTTTTGCTGGTCGATAGCCAATTTTCACGCTGTAGTAGGTGCTATCTGCCTCGATAGCATCGAGATAGGCGTGTAGCCGGGTGGTATCCATAATAGGAATCTCCAATCGTGTGATGATGAACTGAGGCCTGCACCCCCGTATAGGGGTACTCACCCAACCCACCCCCACAGTAGGAGTGGTGCCGATTATTGATTATCAATCAAATCAGCAGCCATAAGACAACCTAATTGATAGGTAGCAGAGTCGATATAGGCTTGAGCAATTTCTGTGATAGATTCTGCATTATCTCCCCAGTCGATTAGTTCGAGTTGAGAAAATACCTCCCAATGTTCACCAATGAAAACTATCATTTGTGACTCACTGATAGAACGAATCTGTAGCAGATAGTCTACACCTTCATGCATGGCTTGCTGCAAATCTTCTTCCGTGATGTTTTCGTCTTGGAAACAAGATTCAGTGAGGATAGACTTGGCTTCAGATTCGCTGATACCCAGACCCCATAGCATATGAAGTGTTTCTGTGCAAAAGTAATTGTCCCAATCCCACTTTGATGTGCTAGTGATTTTGGTCACAAGTGCCTCAAAATCGGTTTTACTGATAGAAAATTCAGGTAGCATGAGTGCCTCCCTATAGATCGTGAGTGATGGTAGCGACCAACCGCGGGGGCTGGTCACTCTACCACCCCCGATTGGGGGTGTGGGGATTATTCCCCTTTCACCATACGGTGAATTAGTTTGGTCTGCTGAACAATCACCATTGAGATAATTTTGTCCCGACAATTATTCCACGCATGCAGTGCATGCAGCTGAAACGCTAAACTTTCGGTGATGGTTTTGCCTTCCAAACGTTCCAGATCTTTCTTAGGATAGCCTAAGTCCTCAAGTAGCATGAGTGCTAAATCGCTATCGCTGTGGCGATACTCAAAATCATATAGTACACTTGCAGCCTCAAGGAATGTGTCTAGTTCTTTAGGCCAAACTAGTTTTTTGGGTTCAGGTTGGTTGGTTTGCATGATAAAATTTCCTTTCTGTGTATGTGATATGGATCATGCGTTTATGTGAGGTCTGTCACCCGTAGCAGTTCCGCTATTGAGTTTTCAAATAGCACATCTTCTAAGTCTCTTGCGGTAGCACACTTGATAGTGTCGGCTTTAGCACTCTAACCGCGGGGGGATCTAGGAAGTTTTTTTGTTTGTATCAGCTGGTGAGGATCTTTTTTTTGTTTTTCTCTCTTGCTGATGACTCCATTATATAGCGAGGGATCGAGAGAATGCAAGTTTGAATGTACGTGTTCTACGTCACACATCATTTCCCCTGGTCAGAGTAGGTTTTTGCTGCTGTAAGTCCGCTACTAGGTTGTGCACAACTGCAGATTTTCGAGTCGTTTTTGCCGTTTTTATGATTTTTGTACATCTATAGTGACGAAAATCGACGCAAAACAGCAGGTCAAAGCACATTTTTGAAAACCCTTGACATACATACATAACATAAAAATCTTGCAAACACGCAGGTCAAAGGGTGTTTTTGAGCGTTTTTATGTGTTTATGTGACGTAAATGAGCATAAAACATCAGGTCAGGGGCTATTTTTGTGCGTTTTTATCGCTTTTTAGCCGGCTATAGCATCTAGATGCTGATCTAGCCGCTATGCGCTAGCGGCTAGCACCCCCCTGCTAGCCGGATTCTCTATATATATAGCCCCCTAGCAGCTGCTAGGGGCGATTGAGCAGGCGTTTTAGGCCTATCCCTCCCTAGGGCGATTTTCTAGCCCTAGGCCACCCGCTAGCCTAGGGCTTTTTCATCACACTGACGATAAACAAAACCCCTTAGGGTAGCCTCACCTTTGTTTTGGACTGCTATTTACTAGGGGCCAAGTTGTTAATGGGCAGAAAAATATTAGGCTATGGAAAAGATTAGGGGGCAGAAAAGGTTTTGAGGTATGAAGAGTTTGGAGTATCTCATTTTTTACCACTCGACAATGAGGTGGGCAAAATATTTTATGCTGTATATGTGAAGCTAAGGGGAACCTAACTTAGGATAGCCTTAGTAAGGGTGCACTTACTTGAGGGTGAACTTCAACCCTCAACCTCAACCTTAATGTTTGGGGGCAAAACCTTAAAGTTCGACTTGAAGCTTCACATCTGCTACGTTCAACGTAAGGTTCAACCTTACGGCTTCAAGTTTGCTACTGAGACTGGTTTTCAGGTAGCAAGTGTGCTGCAAGATAGCACCTTTGCAGCCCCATCAGTCGTGCTACTCGGCCTCGGTGGTCCGGCCAGTCCCGGCCCCTGTCGTGGTCGGTGTGGGTGTGGGGTGGTCCCCGACCTCTGCCGTCGTGCAGGTCACACCAGCCCGATAGACAGCGGAAGGCGGGTCCGGTACGCTAGAGGGTATGCAGGAAGGAATAAAACGAAAACTCCCCTACTTCGATGCGGTAGGCCAACAGATGCCGCTCATCCCAGTTGGAGAAGGCGAGTTCGCAGAGGTAAAGCAGTACATCAGTAATATTAGTGAGCTCATCGCCTCAATGATTAACGAAGTGAACTTCGTTCTCGTATCCGAACATCTCGATGGTTCACACTTTTTCGAGAAGATAGCTATCGGCGATGAGTTCTTGACCAGGCACGGCATTACCAAGCCGATCCTCTCTGGCACCATTAGTGTTGTCCCAATCAAAGTAAGCGAAAACTCTTGGAGTCTGAGCTGGGAATACGACAAGGACAATCGGGTTCCATACAACTTCTGCTACCATCTTGGTGTTATCCATGACCTAAAGCGTGACAACTTGGAAGAGTGGAAAGAGCTCGGGGACTTTATCGACGCTAATAACCTATTCCCGGTCATGGTAGGCTGTGCGTTTCATTGCAGGTTGCCGTTAGACCAGGTGCGAAATGTCCGCCCATAAGTGCGCCCATCTGCATATATAAAGTGCGTCCATATGTCCGCCCATACTAATAGAAAGAACATTATGCTTCCACCAATCTTATACTGTGGTGCAACCGAAAAATTACGATACGTTCTAGACGATGATTGGATCACAGGTATTTTAAGCTATGACTTCGCACTCATCCTAGTTGATGAGATAGAAGTCATTGAAGAAGAACTTAACACCGACACCAAGTATCGAGAAGAGTTCCTCAAGGCAAAGAATATGCAGCGCATTCAATCTTTCGGTTCCATCTGTAACATTCCCGCTGGTAAGAATGAAACAATTGAAATCGGGGTGATCCGGTACGACAGGAGTTCTTGGGGGCTTCAAGCCTACTTTATTATTCCAGAAGAAGACATTGTAGATGAGAGCCTAGAATTTAGCCCGACCGAAGAAGAGTGGGAAGACTTGTTTAAAAGCTTCCCTATTGATGCTAAGTATTCCAAGACTCAGGTAAAAGAAAAAGTCTTTGAGGCAGTACAAGTCATCAATGCCGAAGATAAAAAGCGATTTGTTGAGCAATTCAATCGAACACTTCTTCGCTATCCGGTAAATTGGGAGCACCTAAATGTTTTTCATGACGAAAACTATTGGATGAGAGTAGCATTCAGGAAGACCAATGATAACCGCTGGAGCATTAGCCCTCGCCTAATTATCGCTTTTGGAGCGAGTATTACAAGACATAGAGGAAGAAAATAATGAGTGATGAATCAAAAAAGTATCTGAAAGAATCCTTCTCGAATCTAGGTCAAGCCTTGAAAGACGTAGCTGTTGTTTTCAAGGACGCTTACCGCCACATCAAAGGCGAAGACCTGTCCAACGAGTACGCACACCTCATCTTCGAGGTCACCCCTGGCTATCTCGATAACGTAGCAAAAATGTTCGATGTGCCAGAAGAACACAAAGATAAGTGCACTAACTTGTCTATTGTGGTGCCAAAAAGTCAAGAGATAGGTTCTCTCGCCTACATCACTGGTCGGCGCACAAAGGAAGAACTAGACTTTATTCCATCTAAGTTGCACACGGAACTGCGAAACATTCATGAAGCAGGTGCCTTGAAGCTTATTCGGCGGGTAGATTTAGGAATCAACTTTGATCCTAGTACAGGTGAGATGAAATGATGGGGGTTGATTTTAGTGAGTTAGAATTCATGGAAGAACAAGGGGAGATTTCTTCATCTCAGGTAAAGATGTTAAAAGAAGAGGGTAGTAAGTGGTACCGAATAGACACCACTGTTCCTAACGGACACACGTTAGTGAACATGTGGTCTCAAAGGAAACTTCCTGGATGGGAGAACCCAATCTCTTTTCTTGACCTAGAGGATTTAGGCCTGAAGCCGGGGGAAGGAGTGGGACCTTTAGGAAAAAAGACTCCATTTCCCCAATGTGTCCATATTATTCTTGTTGAGAAATGGTTTTGGTTGTTTAAATTTATGATGCCAGGAAGTTTGCGGAAGAAGTATATTGAGCGGGGATATGAGTTCTCCAATTATGTGATGAATAAAGCTGCGCAAAACAGGCTTGACTTTTGGAGTAATCCATTTGATGGAGGGTTTGAAAAGCAGGTAGGAATGTTTGAGATAGTAAATGGAAGGATGCGCTATGTCTTCCCTCTCAAAGGGACTGAATAACCGATTGAAAGCGGAACCTAGGCAGTTCTGCAAGATCGAAAAGATCTTCGTGTACGCTAGCGGGTTTCAGCTTCGCAATAAAGTATTAGCGCAGGTTGAACAAGGAAGAACCCTAAAGCTAGGAAAAGATTTTGACCCGGACCTTGATGATCGTTTCACCTATGCGCTACAAGAAGTGCGGCGCTGGTATGTGCAACATGGCGTGCCTGTTGTATACTCTTTCGTTCAAGATCCTTGGGTGTTTAGGAATGATTGGAATACTCCCCACAAAGAATTAAATTACTACCAAGAAATCTTCTCCTTCAGCAAGAGCCAAAGGGCTATGGTGGTATACAAAGGTCAGTGGTTAGTTCGGGGTTCTGTTAATGTGATTAAACTACACGCGAAGGGTCGTTATGCCACAAATTGATTTTGAAAAAATTACTGAAAAGATTGAAAAGTTTACCCCTTTGTGGTTCGACGAGTTTACTAAAATAAGTAAGCTTGTTGATGAAGCAGAGGGGGAAGGTAAACTTATTAGTATTTATGCCAGTCCTAATACTGTTGACCTTATTAAGGCTGTGATATCTGATGACATAGATAGTCTTATCGCCAATAAGGAAACAAATAATCTAGTCTATGCACTCAGGGCTTTAGAGCGGCTAGGATACGTTCTGGATTACACCAGAAACCACTCTATCTGTCTGAAGCCGCCTAGGCTGTATCGCAATGATTTGTACACTACTTTTCATTGGAGAGATAATGGTATCCCCTCATCCTTTGAGGCGTATATTTCAGTGTCAACCGGCATTGCTTGGCCGCTTATCTCTCTAGGGTACGGTTTACTGAAGCCTGGTCAGCATAAGATCTTTGACAATAAGGCTTCAATGCGTCCTGGTTATGAGGAGTAGATCATGCAGTTCTTCTTGCCAAAGACTGACCCTGATGTTTGCAAATATCAACCTGATATTATCAGAAGTGAAGGCCCTGATTTTACGTTCCACAACTTTGACGTATTCACAAGTGCTAAGCCGGACTTCAACAACAAAGAGCGAGAAAACAAAGAAATACATATCTACCCTGCCTCACATAACCTAGACCAAATACAAGATTTCTTTTATTGCGGAGGAGATATCGGTGGAAGCAGTCGCCTACAGTTTTTCTTTAATTACTTGAAGCTGTTAGATAAAGGCATGGTTTTTTGGGTTGTTGTTCACGAAGAGTACCGGAAGCCACCCTTTTTCTGGAGACGTCCATGGATAGAAATCAGCTCAGCAGATCATTTCTCTTGCAACTTCAATGCTAATGTTTCGATACCGTATTCCATCAAAGCCGTAACTAAGTGTATAATATAAAGCAAGCTTCCCACATAGAAATGCAGGAAGCCAGATACTGTTTCTCCACATGGAAGATCAGCTACCACAATTATAACAGAAAGGAAGCATGATGTTAACCCCCCGTGACGGGTATTCTTTTGCGGATTTCCAGTATGAAGGGGAAAAGCTTATTGACCAGCGCAAACGTTTTCCCATTACATCTCGCAAACTCAGCAGTAAAGAGACAGAGAGAATCTGCAATGATTTATTCTCTCGCTACCATAAGTACGGTGTCTCTAAAGAAGACATCTCGCAGGTGATTTACTATGCCGAACACCCATGCGGAAACTTCTATCATGAAGGACGTATTACTTTTGGTACCGGAGTAAACATTCATGGAGGAGCGCTTTCTGGAGAAGGAATGCTCTCTAATGTTTCGATGCATCAGGCCACTATTAAGGCAAGACGAAGCTCCGAATCAAGCATCGCTTATTTCATCGCCAATTCAGATATCGGCTCTACGATGTTCTTTCTTGAACCAGACTCAGTGATTGTAGACTCTCATGTTGGCTGCTCAACTATTATAAATGGGAAGAATGCTATTCGCTTCGGCACATTAACCTTTGTAACATTAAAAGGTGATAATGAGATTAGCTCAAGCGATATTGAAAACTGTTTAATTGTAGACTCTGACATCCATGCGTCCCGGGTTAAAGGTTTTAGTGAATCACTTATCATAGCGAATGCGGCTATTCGTTTTCAGGATGACGTTTTTGAAATCTGTCGATACAATTTAGAAACAAAAAGGAAAGAAGGGGGACTTTTGTATCGGACAAAAGACAAGGGGGTTGCCTTTTCTACCCCGGATTATGGGGTGAAAATTCTTGCAAATAAACATCGTACTTCAAAGATTACCTACTATATTGAGAAGTTATATGAGGGGAGCGCAAAAAAGCGAAATGAGTTAATTACTGGGGCACAAGACTTTATTGAAAAAGTGTTTGATGAGTCACAATAACTTGTAGGGATACATATACATATATATATACTGGGGGATACAGAAAGGAAGTGAAAGATGACTGATTGGAAGTTCCCCCAGGTAGACCATCATCGAGCACGCAAGCAATATGTTTGCTGCATGTGTGGCTTTAATATTGAGCTTGGGGAAGAATATTGTCGCGTTGTTGATATTGACCGCGGGAAATATGCTGTCGATAGATACTGTGCCCCGTGCGATCTCGCTCTTGAGAACTATATCTTAGATAACCAAATCACCGAAGATGATTTTCTACCTGACGCATCAGAGCTACATAGTTACCTAAGTGAAAATCTTGCAGGCAAGGATAAAATTTATCAAGATCTTTTGTCCAAGTGCCTTGCTAGACTCAATAAAAAACTCGGGTGGGATAAGTAATGGATTTGGTAGAAGATAAGTTTGTGCGGTCTGCCAAAGAGCGTTTTTGCGGTGTGTGCAATACCCCTATTCCAAGGGATACTACTTATTGTGTTCAAATATGGGTTGATGAAGAAACTGAAACCTACTACATTATGCGGATCTGTCGGGTTTGTGACTATCTTTGTTACGTTGATCGAATCAACAAAGCTTGGTCCCCAGATCCTGGAGCACCAGTAGACCTCCTTGATAAAGAAGTTCTTTTTACAACTCGTTTCAGCTCAAAAGCAATAGAGAACTATCTATCAGATGGGGCTGATAAAAAATCCGAAAACTGGTATTGTGCAGAGTTACAAAGAAGACTCGCATCTAATGTAAGTAATAATAATCAGGATGAATAATGGTACAACTATCAGATAAAATTATTCATAAATCCCGCAAGGAAGCGATTTGTGGTGTCTGTAATATGGTAATGCCAAAAGGCACCCCACAGCGGGTTACAAAATGGATTGACGAAGATGCTTGCTGTTACTGTGTGATGCGGATTTGCCTGTCTTGTGATGGACTGGATTATGTAGATCGGATTAATGACGCCTGGTCTTCAGAAGACGGTGCCCCGCTGGATGGGGGTGGTTACATCAGGTCTGCTGTACGCTTTGATTCAGACGCCATGCAAAACTATCTACTAGATACAGTTTCAGAAGAAACAGATGATCGCTTTCGAGCAGGCCTACGAAGGCGACTTACACTCAACACTGGCAACAACTGGTTAGCCAGTTGGGACAAAAAGGAAGAAGAAAATGAACCAGAAGACAATCAGCTACGCCTATTTTAGGGCTTTAAAAGCACGGTTCCGCAACCGCTATAAGAAGTACAAGAAGCAGTTGCAATACGGCAAGTGTCACCGTCCAATCTCGCTATCATATATTGAAGAGCCGCTGCTTGCTTTAGAAGAGTATTTCCCCTTCTTCCCCCAGCTAGAAGGCGATACGAACCCTCCGCAGAAGGATTACGCGAGCTTTGCTGACGGCGTCGAGAAGATTGGTTTCCCACCCGGCTACAAAGAAGGCGAAGTGGTAGAGCGGATGCGGAAAGCTTTTGATAGCTTGCCCGTTCCCGAAAACAAACCTGAGTAATACAATGTCTCACTCCGACAGCGGCTGGTGCTTACTCAGCACTCTAAAAGAAATTGAGATGATAGAAGACTCTTTCGCTCAGTTAAGGGTTTGTAAGCACCAGAAGAAAGCGATAAAGCTAGCTAGAGATATTTCAAGAATGAATAGCTTTCTTGGACATTGTTATCACTCTCACAATGCTAAGCCTCGGATTTGCGCTCACTGTGAGGAATTGGTTCGTAATTATTCCCAGAACATTGAGTCAAGACTTGCCTGGTGGCATAAAGAATTGGAGTTGAAACCCTATGTCAGATTATGATGAACTTCTTGAAGAAGAGATGGAGCGCCTTTTTGATCTTGCTATTTTACGGGCTGAGGATACTTATTATGAAGACGATCAAATTCTTTCTCCCTTATCCGAAGGGCTTTCAATTTTAAACCTTCTGGTAATGAGAAGGGACAACGCCGAACAGCACATGAAAAGGCCTTACCTTTCTGATGGGAAGCTTGTTCGCATGCTAGAAGAAGCACGACATTCAATTGACACTGCCCTGAGTACACATATCAAAAACCGAAAGGAAGCTGAAGGTAATGTATAATCATGGGTTCCTTGAAAAGGACGAAGAACTCCCTGAGCTGCTTACAATGCATCGCATCAGAAAATTCATAAATAAGCAGTTTCGTGAGACTGAAGAAATGCTTCAAGAAATTCAAGAAGAGCTTTTAGAAGAAAATCATGTTGATTCCTATTCTGAGCTCCCTTTGGATTGGGCGGTAGATATTCTTGAGCGAGTCAGTGATGAATTTTCTCTAGCTGTCAAAGATTTTATTCGTACTCTAGGAATAGAAGAAGAGGAGAAAATAATGAAAACACCAACAGTTAGTCTTAATTCGGTGAAATCGTTTTTTGGCACGACTCAATTTCAAGTAAATTACGAGGTTGGAAAATTGGGGTTAGGCCTGGTGGAAGACGGTCGCTATCCTGATGGAGAAATCCCTGTGGATTGGTTTACCAATTTCATGAACCGAATTAAAGAAGACTTCAGCAAAGCCGTTGATGATTTTGTTGCTGACATGTGTGCTCAAGCAGAGAAGGAGAAGGGGTCAGAAAATGTCTGAAACAGAGGTTGAATCCCAGAAAGATGCTATGAGAAGCTTGTTTGCCTCCGCCTTGCTTTGCACAAAATTAAATAATTCGTCACAGTCTCATATTTTTGGTTGCCTTGAACTTGGTATCTCTGTGCTACAGACAATATTGCACGATAATGAAGCCAATATTAAGCGGGATGAAAAACCACTACTCACAAAACGTGAAACAGTTCGTCTGATTGAAGAGGCTCGTTTCGCCTTTAACCTGGTGATTGACGGACAGCCGGAATTACTCAGGGATGAGAGAGATATGGATTTCTCAGATCGTTTCGCTTACGTTGACGAGTGGTACGACAACATTCAAAACGACTGGAAAGACTTCTTAAAGCTTCACAAAGCGCTTGTCGCAGGGTTAGTCGACATGTATAATGCCCGGTTTAAGTCTGGTAAAGGGATTCCTCCTCAGGGATTCAGGCCTGTGGAGATGAGCGGGGAGGAAGCGATTGCTTTCTCGAAGGTGATGTCGTTATTGAGTAAAATGAAGAATTTCGCTGTAGGGAGTGGGATTTACAAAGACGTGAAAGACCATGTTGCGGAGCTTGAAGGATTAGTGGAGGAACTATGATTCTCGACATGACCTGTGGTGGGAAAAGCGCTTGGTTCAACAAGCACCCAGAAGATACGGTGTTCTTGGATAAAAGAGTGGAAAAGCTCACTCTTTGTGATAATCGAGAAATCGAAGTAAGGCCTGACGTTCAAGCAGATTTTTGTCACCTTCCCTTCGCCGATAACAGTTTTCATCTCGTGCTGTTTGATCCGCCTCACCTTGAAAAGCTAGGCGATACTAGTTGGATGTACGCCAAATACGGAGCGCTTCTTCCTGATTGGAGAGATGTGCTAACTCAGGGCTTCTCGGAAGCATTTCGGGTGCTCAA